GCCTGTCCTTTGATGGCTCTATCGTCTACATAAGTACGTTCGAATTGCTCCATAATTTGTGGGGGGAGCATTGGTTGCTGTTCCTGGATCTGTTGAGTCTCTAGGTCTTTAGGTTCTGCAATCTCTCTAAGAAACATGGCTTCTACTGTCTTCAACAATTGCTGCTTCTTAGCTTCTTCTTTAAGGCTTACAGAGTCTGCGTTCTTTACAGTTACAGTGTAATTCAGCGGGCGCTTAGACTTTTCCCCCAGAAGCAAGTCAATGATGGGCTTGATAATTGGGTAGTTTCTAAGCTTTGATGGAAAGTTCTCTCTAGTCTTCCCGTATGGTTTGATTACGTATCTGTAATCTGCTTCGTCAACTTCTCCGTTATAGTAATCATAGAGTGCTTTCAGGTTGCTGCGTCTTTCACTTAACCCAAACTTAGATATATTGATAAAAGCATCTACACACTCCTCTCTCCACTTCTTTGTCTTCTTGCTTAACGGGAGTCTCTGTTGCGGTATTTTTGCTGCTCCGTACATTCGTGTAAAAGTATAAAAATTATTTATAATTACGGTCGAACCACTCGTCCTGGGACATATCGTTTATGGTTTCCACTACCTCTTTATTATATAACTCTCGAGTGTGGTACATCCCAATCATAAAGGCCATTACTCGGTCAAAGTTACCCCTATGATTAAATTTAATTAGTTCTTGTAATAATCCGACGTCATAAATCTCGTGTAAGTTAAGCCTTATATTCCCATCTTCGTCAGAACTTCGTGGGGAAATTAACCAGTCCCTTATATAAAGCTCTCCTTGACGTTTTCGTTGCTCTGTCATGTGCATCCCATATTGACGTCGCACGTTTCTCGATTGCAGCTCACGTTTATCTAGCATCTCAAACTCTTCTTGTAGTTTGTGCAGTTTTCGATAACGCTTAGCATATGCAATGAGCTCCCCACGATCATTCTCAAACCCTATCTTGGCATTGTAGTAGTCTGCTAGCATAAACAAGTTGCGGTTGTACTCGTCTTGTGTGTCTGGACGTCCTACATAACTAGCTACAATTATGTCATCTGGTTTGGATAGGTTGTTAGGTCGCTTTATTACATATGCTGCCCCAAGCGATTGATTGGTTGTAGACTTTCCCTGCGCATAGGGGTCATGACAGATGATGTACATATTGTGCGGCACATTACCCTCTTTAGTCTTCCACGGGTTTTGATATATCACTACACCCCCGGTTAGATTGTCATCCTTTCTGTGTGGGAACTTAGTAATTGGTTTGACTGACGGGTCTGGGCGGAATTCTACAGTTTCTCCCTTGTAAAATAGTAAGCCTGCAGTTCCTTCCTTCTCTAGATTATGCGCTTTGACTCTATTGTATTGTTCCTTTAGAGACGTTACATCAAAGATGTTGATTGTGGTCTGGAGTGTAGCTTCTTGCGGGGTAAATGGGTGCTCAGCTATGTATTGGTCTAGTGCTTTTGGATCGTTGGCCTTCTTCTTGTTTTCTCTAGCTGCCTCTTCAAACTCTCTAGCGTCGTTAATCAGGGAGTTACCTTCTTCATCCATAAACCCATCTAAGTTTTGATAGATTGGGACGAAGTATCCGCATGTAGTACCCATAGCGCCGGCATCCCACTCATTGTCAAACTCCAAACAGTTATATGCTGTAGGGTGATAAAACAATTCTTCTAGTGATTCAAAGCCATGCCCCTCTTCACCCCCAGTACCGAATGCTATCATAGTCCCAAGTGTTTTAGAGCCCTGTTTCATTGTAGGCATAGCAATCTCCCACGCAGTTAACAGTCCAGAAAACGAACCAGCTTCTTCAAAGAATATAAGTTCTCCCGCTTTACCTCTGACTTTGTGCGGATTGTCCTTTAGTGATACCCCTATTATTTGTGACTTCATCCCCAATGCTACGTCAGTTCCGTTAACACGCTTCTTGTACCCTGACTGCTTGTGCATTTCCTTGTCGATCAGACGAGGTTGTGTCCATGCTGTGTTATCATCTATGAACGATATAAAGTCCCATGTTTTGCTAAGCAATCCGTCCCCAGTTAGGTATTCCTTCTGTTCTGCAAACACGAAATTCTTAGAGTTACGCAGGTGAAAGTAGTTACGTGCTAGCATAGACCCTGCTTTGTAGGAAAAACCCTTACGTCTAGCCTTTAGTACAGACATATGTTTGTTTTCCTTACGACATTTGTCGACTGCGTGGTAATAATCGTAGTCCCCGTCGTAGAATGCAGGAAATGTACGCTCTCTGCGGGCTTGTACTGTCCCATCTGGGAGTACTTCGTCTACTGCTCGGTCAATTGGGCAATAGTTTAAGTAGAAGTAGTGATATCCCGTGATCCGTACCCCATCTACCTCAAATCCGTATAAACACCTATCTCGTTCTCTATCCCAGTGGTCATAGTACTCTTTTGTACCGTCTAATGCGTCGGTATAGTACCCATGTTCTAGGTAATGCGTAGCTGCAGGTGAGAATAAGTGCGTGTCCTTAAACATTACTGGATTGGTCTTAGGTCATAGTTACTAGGTAGATTGCTTTCCTGCGAAGGATCTACAAATTTTGGGTAACTGCTCCACTTATGTGCTGGTGTAAGGTTTAGTACTTCAGATATATACGCTTGTACTGCGTCGGGATTTTTAATTAACTCCTCATATCTAACTAGGCAGTCTATATACTCTGGGAACATATACATATCAAACATACACCTGTCGTATCTGCTAGGCTTTACGTAACTATTAGAGCTAGCAAGTGTGGCGGTTCTGCCTCTAAATACATTAATGATCTTGATGTTATTCTTTTTTATTTCTGCTAACTGCGTAGCTACTGTTTTTTCATTAGAGGCCCCACTAAACACTGTACCTACTGTTCTTTTTCCTACCTGATAGTCAGATGATATAAACTCACTCAGTGATATCTCCTTGCTGTTGCAGACTTTTAAGTCGTATGCGTTAAATAGTCTTCTAACCAGAGTAGTGCCAGTCTTTGCACAGCCTGTTATAAATATCTTCATTGTGAGTATTTGTTAGTGACCACCCCACCACGGTTAGGGTTTTCCTTCTGTTGCTGCTTTTTAACTAGCTCTTCTAGGTCATCTAGCCCCTGCACTACCTTGGCCATGTTAGCAAGGTTAGATATTAGGTCTTTTGCGTGGAATATGGGCTTCCCATTGTCATCCATCATGGTGAGATCCACGTCATTGAAGTATTTCTCCAGCTTTGTTACGGATGCACGTGCAGCTTTTAGGAGTTTTACTGCAGATGTCTCTGATAACTCTGCATATACCTGTATTGCAGCCTTGATATTGGGGGATGCACGTACTTTTAGGACTTCTTTTATTTGTTCCCACCTGTTTTCTTCGTCATATACACTGTATGGGGAGCGATGGTCTACAAAAAAGTACACCGCAGACAGCTCATCTACCTTTAGAATCTTAAACTCTGGTATAGTGAGTGCATATGGGGACGGGATTACCTTATTTCCGCTAACTGTTATCAGATCTTTCATTCAAATAGTTTAATCTTCCTTTTCTCACGTGAAACTTACCTAGAAAGGGGAGTCTAACTGACTCAAACTTCCCGGCACGGATCACATCTGCTACATATTTAAACTGATAATAAACAGCCTCTTCTACTTTATGCAGTGGGAGGTTGTGCTCACTGGCCAGCTTCTGAATTATTACCTTCTCCTTCATACTTATCCCATCTATTGTCAGGGCAGTCGGCTGTTCCCCATTTTGCTTTCTCTTCTACTACACAACCACAAAGCCCACACCTATAAGCATTCTTTAGATGTGGGCATTTGTTACATGTGTGCAGTCTGTCTTTGTACGTATGTTCATCTACGTTTGGGGCGCCTTGCCTTGCGTATTCTACTAACTCTTTCTTAAAGTCGTTTAGCATTCTAAATATAGAGAGTTTCTTAGGCATCTGCGTAAAGTATTTGTAAGCTTACATTCTTCTGTGGGGATAGAATTGGGGATAGTGCATACCCATTCTTTGTTTTCTTAATTGCCCCCTTGTCTTTTAGCTTCTTAACATAGTTATTCAAGGTGTTGTAATCCTTGATATTCAGTGACTTAGCTACCTCTCTTTTGTTTTCTGGGGAGCATAGATTGACCGTGTCTGACACGTCAATGAATTTGGATAGGACTAGGAGCTCTTTATCTGTTAGTTCAAGTATACCATTAAATACCTGCAGATACTTAAGCGTAGAGTCCACTTTGATCTTAAGTGTTTTCATTTATCTGCACTTTTGCCTTCCCGTCTACAATTTTTATTGTAGTTCGGACTGCTTGTTTGTTGAATTCATCTACATACACCTGTATGTGCTCGCGCGTACACAGGAAAGACAGGAACACTTCTATTTCCTTTGCGGCCATAGATAGTTTCCTTTTCATTTCCAGCGCAGCTTCCGATGAATCTCGTAATTCATCGAACTCTTTCAACGGGATTGTTACTGTCCCGTTCATTTTTTATATGAGTTTTGGGATAACCCCTACAACTTGGAACTCATTGACACAGGCAAACTCTCCCTCATCTAAATGTATGATAAGAGCTCCTGACTCTGGGTGTACAAGAACTGTATCACCTTCTTTAACCATTTGGCATTCTGGGCCTGCAGCTAATACTTCTACAATATTTGTACTTACTGCTTTTTGAGCTGCCCCAACAAGGTGAATGCCGGAATCTGTTTTTTCTACTCGCGGGGATGCGAATACTACCCAGTCACGGGTTGGTTTGAATTTTAACTTTGCCATTATAGTTTGCTTTGCAGCAAATATATAAAGGAAAGTTATATAGTATCAAAATCTATGTAAGTAATTTCTACGCACTCCCCATTTTCTATTGCTTCAGCAATTGGGGGGTATATTCTTTTGTATGCGTTTGTAGATGATCCCACAAAGCCGTCGGACTTTATGTTTTCTGTTTGCGTGTCACCCACGAGTAAACACCCGCTAGTATCATCATCGTCATTACCGCAATGGATAAGAATATACTTAAAATTAGGAACATCTTGAAGCCAAAGAGTCCCTTTATGAATGTCAGCAAAGCGTTTAGTATAGTTTTCATGAATTCTACCCCA